TTACATATTTTTCCTGTGTAAATCTATCATCCAGTTAGCCCATTCATCCGTCCCGTAAGCCGGAATATCGAACCACTCCTTTTCCCTCAATTGCGGCAATAGTTGCATAATCTGATCCAGTTCATTCCGGAACCGGAAAACATCTTCTTCCGTCAGCTTTACCGAATAATGCTTCTTGCATTCCTTTAATCCAGGAAAAGACTGGAGCAATCCCATAATCTCAGAGAAAGCGGAAGATTGGCCTTTGTCTATCTTTAATGTGATTCCAGACATCTTTCCTCCATCTTTTCAAGTTGATATGACAATAGAGCATTTTCTTGCTCTAAGGCATTACACCGGCTGACAGCTTCCTTGAACTGCTTCCGGAGTGAGGCTATTATTTTGTCTTTATCTTCCATAAATAAATGTATCATTGAAATGTTATACAGCGGAGTTTTATTGAGTTATTATCATTATCTTTCATTATATTTCAATTTTCAAGTTTTTTCCTTATTAATTCTTTAATTTCGGATTCTAAGAACATAAATGGTGTACTAATATTCTCATATTCTGGATGGATTTTTATTTCGTCAATATTTTCGACTATACCATTCTCTACACTCTGATTCAATTCATATTTCTTATAATTATCATCTTTTCTCAATATTCTCACAATAGTATTCAGTAAACGCAAACAAGGTTCAACAACTTCATTATTCTTGGATTCTATTGCTTGATACAAAGAGTTTAAACAAATAAAAAAAGCATCCCATGGATAATCATTTTGAGCAGCAAAAGCTTGGATAAAATAGATATTAGAATACATTCGTTCTATTTGCAGTTTCAAAATATCACTCATGTTCTTTATTTCTCCATATTTTCCATTCCATTCTTCCATCTTAGACTCTACACTACCAATTTGACGGTAGATATCTCGATATTTAATTTCTATACTTTTCTGATCTTTTTTTATATCATTAATTAACCTCCTTGCTTCAATCGAATTATATAGTTGTGCTCCAACCACAATTGTTGCACAAGTACCAATAAATGAAGCTATAATACCTATAAAAGTATCATTAGATATTGTAACATCTATCCGAAGAAACGTTATTATCAATGCTATGAAGGAAATCAATAATGCCAATAATGAAATCCAATTGTTTTTCATATACATCTTAACTTAATACTATTAATTATTATAATATCATACCCATAACGGACATACACTTTATATCCAGCTTGTTAATTACTTACATCGTCAATTAGTGATTCAATTTTCATTTTACAACTGTCTTTATCATCATAATCTTGCAAATTATCTATACATTGAAAGAGTGCCTGAACCGTCCTTTCTTTCTTAGTTTTAGACTGCTTACCTTCGTTTAATGACATTATATACTTATCATGATAAGCATTTGCAATCCTTAGTAGATTGATATTAGAAATCCTATATATATTAATAATGTAGTTATCATTATATTTATCATCCACTTTAATCCCCTTGCTTCTCTGCCTTTGAATCCAATAGTATTGCGTTTTAAGCTCTGACAACCTATGCGAAAATGTTTCAATGTTTTCCGTATTCTTAATCAAATGGATAGAATCTTCTAAAATACGTTTTCTGTTAGGATATTCAATCTTAAATTTTGCGATATCACTCTTGTTTACTATAACTATTGGATTGTTTTTATCATTAAATCTAGATAAAGCAATAAATAATAGGATACATCCAATAATAATCAAAATGAAATAAATCATAGTTTTAATTGTTTATAGTAGTTCCGTATTAACTTACCTTCTCCTTGGTCTCAAGAATTCAATGACATTGAATATCTGATATACTTCGGATAAATTAATTATCTTATCTGGATATATAGGATTTAAAGAATGCACAGTTATAGTTCCATTCTCTACATTATGTTCCACAATCCTTTTTATAAGTACGCCTTCTTTATGAACAATGACAAAATCCCATTTCCGAATATGTAACTTTGAGTCAATCCACAATTCACGCTTAATCTCACGACACAATAGGCGATCACCTTCTAAATAGCTATCTTCTGTTCCATCGTTCATGCTATCTCCTCTAACTTCAAAAGCTATATAATGACCATGAGCTTCGTGATCAACAATAAAAGGAATTGTAGGTAAGGTCTCTATATATTCGGCATCCGCATAACCACACAGATAACCAGCATAAGCATATTGATTTACAAGTGGCACATTTACAATACAATTTACATTTACAGGTATAGCTTCTACAACTTTCTTTTTATTCCCCTCTCCCGTTATCAACCAACTCAGATCAACATCAAACCTGTTTGATATATCAGACAATATAGTAGCAGAAGGTGTAGGATATTTATTATTCCGCTCATCTATTATAAATAATCTATTAATTTTCTGAGAACTAGAATAGCCCATCATTTTGGCAAAAGCAGTTTTATTACCATTTGCTTCTTCATTTATAATATTTTTAATCCTTTGATTTATAGGAGGTAACTCTAACATAATAAAAAATGTTTGATTTTAAGCGCAAAAATATTTGATTTTTATTTGAAAAAAATCAAACATGTTTTATATTTGCACCTGTAATAATTAATACAACATCAAAGGTAAAGAAATTAGTATATATATAATAATGTAAGGAGGTAAAAATGGAAAAATTAACCCTACAAAGTCATGGAGCAAGTGAACTGTCTTTCAAAGACAGATATGAAGCACTTGATAAGATTCCAACGCCCAAACAGGAGTTCGTTCGCCGGATTGCTAATGCAACAGAGCGTACCGAACAAACTGTTTACAATTGGTTAAGAGGCACATTCAGCCCCGATAAGCTTTGCAAAAAGGCTATATCTAAAGAATTAGGCGCACCTATAGAAATTCTTTTTCCGGAGGGAGAATCATGCATGCAATAGAATTCTATACCACTCCATCCGGTGAAGTAATCATCAAAGAACAGGGACAGCCAGAGCGCCAGTTAAAGGAATCGGATACCGACTTTATTCAGCGTTTTCTAGAGGTGCTGGAAGAGTTCTATCCGGAAGCTTACACGGCACTCCGTAAATATTACGCCCGTTACGATGGAAATAAATGCTATCGGGATTTCTTGGCTGTACGCCGATTTATCAAATGCAACTTCGGGCTGTATGACAACATGATCGATATCGATGAGAACTGGAATTTCAAATTTGAGTTTGTCGGTTGTCCGCTGCGTGGGGAATGCGATGGCTTCAAAAAAATCTGTGAACCGAAGTTCAACAGCACACTTTCAGACAGTCAACTTAGGGTGATGGAGCTTTGCTACTATGGCAAGAAAGACGAAGAGATTGCGGAAGCGCTTTTTATATCGTCCCACACCGTAAAGAATCATCGGAAGAACGTGTTCCGAAAACTCTCGATACACTCTATGGCGGAGTTTATGCGATATGCAAACGAAAAGAATCTTTTTAAAAGCGAATAATCATGCAGACCGACACAACCTATCCAAACATTCCTTCTTTTCGGAAAATCGAACTTGAATACCTCGCTTGGCAAATCACCAAGATACAAGCCGGTACCAGAGAGTTTATCGGACAAAAGGAAGCACATATCCGCTTTGGACGGCAGAATGTAGAACGATGGGTATCAGAAGGTACTTTACAGCGTTACAAACGGCCAGGCAAAATCGAATACAGGTTGGAAGACTTGTATAAATGCGCTCTGGATCCATACGATTACTAAATGAATTATTAACACGGCAAGGCACTCCAGATAAAGGGTTATCGGAGGATGTTTACAATATAAATCCAACTCGCTATTTCAAAGACAAGTAAACGGCTTTTGCCAATTAATCATTGATGTATGAAAACAAATTACTGGAAACTCGCTCAAGTAGCGAGGTGGGGATTTTACATCCTGTTTGGAACGCTTGCCATACTTGGTATTATCGCTATTTGCTTGGGGTATTTCCAGCATATAGTTACGGCATCTGGTTGCGTGGCAATGGTTTACACGATAAAGAAACATTGGTAATTAATTTTTAAACAATAGAATCATGTCAAATCAAATTCAAATTAAAGTAGCTGAACTAAATCAGCTAAATCCGCTCATGATAGCGGATGATAGCCGGGTTGAACAGAAGTTTATATTCATGTACAATGCGATCTGGGGAACCGGCCAAGGAACTCAGATTTATGAAAAGGAAAAATTCAACTTCCGGAAAATCTTACAAGACAAGCCGGAACTGCAAAGATGTTCTCCACTGTCCCTGTACGGCTGTTTCTTAGATATTGCCGTAAACGGCCTGTCTCTCGATCCCACAGGACGCACCCACTGCTATATTCTCCCCCGCAGCACGAAGACCGGCTATAAGGACAACAATGGCAACGACATCTATGAACTGCGTGCTTACCTTTCCATCACCGGTTATGGGGAATTGGTTATGCGCCAGCGTGCCGGACAGGTCCGGTATGTAGATAATCCGGTTGTTTGCTATGAAGGTGACACATTCTCACCGGGATTGGTTGACGGAGTAAAGACCGTTACCTATCAGGCGGCCTGTCCCCGCAAATCAAATAAGGTGATCGGTGGTTTTATCCGTATTGTCCGCGCCGATGGGACTGTAGACTGGCATTGGATGATGGAGGGTGATATCAAACGCTTAGAGGCGTACAGCTACAAAAACAACCAACGTTGGAATCCGCAAACCCGTCAAAAAGAAGGTAAGGCGAATGCCCTCTATACTTCAAACGAAGGCAGTATCGATCCTGGGTTCTTGGAAAGCAAACTAATTAAACACGCATTCGACGGATATCCCAAAGTCCGGACTGGAAAGTTTACTGTATTCGAAACTCAAGAAGAACCGCAGGATATTGACTACGGATTAGAACAAACAACCGTTATTCAGCCCAATCAACCCGGACAGCAGCCACAAGCCCTTCAACCTCAATCGGAAAACCCTTTACAGGAATTCGGAGAGCAACCACAAGCGGAACCGGTACCCGCATCAGGTATAACAACCCCAATATCACAGGAAGATGAAGACGCCGGATTTTAATAAACTCGATCAATCACTTAAAAATTTATCACAATGGATACACAAGCTAACAATTCTCTTATTAAAGTGGAAGAATTCAATCAGATCATGCAATCGGCTCCTGCCACCTTGCAACGCAACCAAACTTCCGTATCGACATGTAACCAAGCCGGACAAACACTTCTGGACACCATTGAAGCGGAAGGAGGTATTAGCTCGGATGAACTGGATGCGAAGGTCTCAGAGTATTTGGCAAAGACGAAAATAACAATAGAAAACATGAACAAGCGTCGTAAGCCATTGACGCAACTTCTGGCTACGGTCAGCAAGTCTTTTACCTCTTTGGAATCGGCTATCGACGTCAAATCGGTCACCACTATTCCTTATAAGCTCCAACAGGCCCGTAACAAATACGCGGCCAAGAAGATTGCCGAACAAAAACGACGGGAAGAGGAAGCTCGCCGTAAACAGATGTTGGAGAACGAAAAGGCTCAATACCGATCGGATATCTCTGTCATGTTGGATACAGCGTATGCCGCATACGTTGAAAAGCATATCAATGCACTAAACAGCATGTTCAACCGCGCTACTCTCGCTACCTACAACGATGTATGCCGACGAATATCCGAAACAAGTATAAATTTCTCCTGGAGTGCTTTTGTTGAAAACGTTTCTGACAACAAACAAACCTTCTATATGGACGCAGAAACCCGTAAGGCAATAAAAAATGAAGTCGCTATACAAAAGAAGAAAGATTTTACAGAACGTTACCGTTTTGAAATAGAGGGTACAAAGCAGGATTTGATCGACAAACTCCCCAGCCTCCGCAAACAACTGGAAGAACAGGAAGAGCTACGCCGTACCAATGCGGCCGAAGCAGCCCGTATAGAAGAAGAGCGAAAACAACAGGAAGCGGAAGAAAGAAAAAAGCAGGAAGAAGAACGCAAACGCCGGGAAGAAGAGGCTAAGGCCAAAGCGGCTGCAGAAAAGTCTGCTGCCGAAGTACAGGCAGCATTTGATTTCTCAGCAGCCAGCATGTCCCCTACTCCAACGAAAGCCAAGGTCAAGAAGAAGATCCAGATAACCAATCCACAAGGATTCATGCAGGTATATCAGATGTGGTTCATGCGCGAAGGAATCAATATGAGCATGGAGGATCTAGAGAAGGTACATAAGAAGATGATTACCTACTGCGAAAAAGTTGTGAATAAGGACGGAGAGCAAATCCAGTCCGCATATGTAAAGTATATCGATGATGTAACAGCCAAATGATATGAAAAAGAAACTCTATCTGTCCTCATGGATAAACTTCGGAAAATACAGACGCGAGCCAAGTATTCTGAAAAAGATTCTCGATACGGAAGAGGGCCGCAAATGGTTCCGGTGGCTGATGGATAACACCTACAATTTCGAATTTGACTTTGCAGTCATTGAATATCTAAAACTCAAGGAAGAAGATGCAAGATACGTATTACCAACGGTCGGAGGTTAGCAACTCAGACCTAACAGAACTAAAGAACCTTCTCTATCCCCGTACCCAATACGGGGATAAGGAGAACGCTTTCAAATTCGGCAGCCTAATCGATGCGATGATTACCGAACCGGAAAGGGTCAGGTATGATAAGCACATGGTAGACGATGTATTGTATTCCGGCAAGGATTGGGAACTGGCAGAAGCCATGAAGAAGTCCCTCCGCATGGAAGCCCGACACGATCCTTTCCTGGCCCAAGTGCTTGCTAAGGCGGAAACTCAACGATTCATGGTCAATAAGAACCAATGTTTCCAATATGGTAACTTCAAATACACGCTCGATACCCGGTGCAAATGGGACTGGTGGCTTCCGACCTACGGATTCGGGGGAGACCTGAAAAGCACTTTTGCCAGCACACAAAAACAATTCGATGAAGCTATTGACTTTTTCGATTGGGACCGTTCCCGCGCCTGGTATATGGATATCGCAGGCAGTCGGCAGGATTTCATCTATGGTATCTCCAAGAAAAATCAAAAAGTGTTCAAAGCATTCATTAAACGAGGCGATACGATTTACCAGAAAGGTAAAGAAAAGTACGAAGAACTTGCCTTTCGGTGGTGGATGCTGTTCAGTTGAAAATAAATAGGATATCCTTTTTTCGGAAGATATATTTTAAAGACAAACAGACATGAATTTAAACATCACACCCATAGATAAAATATCCAACGAGTTGGCAGCCATTGATTCCTATCTGAATATTACCATGAGTGAAGAAGTCCAAGAAGCTGTCCTACGTGGAAACGACCTTGCCGTCTATATCGCCCGGACCGGGAAACTGTTAGCAGATGCCAAATACCATCTGAACGGGAAAAAGAAATCGGAAGTCTTCGATACGTTACGGGAAACAGCCTCACGTGCCGGGGCTACCTCCAAGGCAGTAAATGCTATCATTGACAGTCTGTGCAAAGATGAACAATATCTTGTCGATTGGTGTGAGCGTTTGAACCGGACCGCGACTCATCAACTGGAATGGTGTCGCACTGTAATCAGTAAAGCAAAAGCAGAAATGGCCTTAGCGCCCCAAAGTTATAACAATCCTAAATTTTAAAAAGTATGGAAGATGAATTAGTAAAAGAACAACCTGTGTATGAAATTCAGAAAGTCAAACTTAAAAACAATCAGGTAACAGCTGACTACACAGAGCGATTTGTAGAAGCAAACTACAAGAACGAAGTAACCAAATCATCCCAGCAATTCGTTCATCCGGACCTGTTATATGCTATGAGTTTGTTAAAGACTCATGCCGTCAAGATTTGCGAAATGCAAGAAGCCGGAGTTGTAAATATCGAAAATCCTTCGGATGATGATCTGAACGAGAAACTGAAAAATATCGTTGTCACGGGGTATAGCAAAGGTGGATCAGACGAATCGGCCGGTGTTTCCATCCAGGCACAAAAGCTATTGAAAAGCGGACAAGTCCTTAACCTTTCCGTCCCGTTTACAAAATTCGAAGACGAATCCGGCGAAGGATATCCGTATGGGGATGCTTTAAAACAGGCGGTCAGCCGACTTGACTACGAAGTGGACGCTTACTTGTTCGGCGGAAAATATGGAATCAAACAAGAATCGTTCGATTTCGATGTTCCTGAAGAATCCGATATTACCGGAGAAGCAGAGCCGAAGCCGAAGAAACGCGGCCGCAAGAAAAAAGCAGAAATGGAGGAAGTCGCCGAAGAGATAAAAGCGTTTGACGAATTTGCATAACACCTACCACTATGACAATTACACTGCAAAATACAGAAAAAGGTCAATGTTATGCGGTGAAGTTTGACAGATACCGCCAGCAGGTTGTAGACAAGCTGAAAAGCTCTGTTTCCATCCGCTGGTGGGACAAACAAACGGGCGCATGGCTGATTCCGGCAACCAACAAATGCAAAGCAGAATTGGATCAATTGACTTATTACGTCCGCTATTTCGAACCGGTACAATGGGGAACGATTGCACAATCACAGACAGAGGAAGATGTTGCTTTTCAAATACCGGAAATGCCGGAACTAGACGGAGAACATGGACTGAAAGTACAGCCTTACCCCTATCAACTGCAAGGAATCGCACGAGGCTTGCAACTGAAACGGTTTATCAATGGAGATGATATGGGCTTGGGCAAAACACTTGAAAGCATCGCAACCATCAACAAAGCTGATGCCTTTCCCTGTTTGGTAATCTGTCCGAATGTTGTCAAGATCAATTGGCAAAGGGAATGGCATAAGTTTACAGACAAGAAAGCGATGGTATTAACCGATTCCGTCCGCGATAGCTGGCCTTTCTTTTGGCAGACAGGCATGAACCAGGTTTTTATCGTAAACTACGAAAGCCTACGAAAATACTTTGTCCGGCGGATCACGAAGGCAGAGAAATGGACATTGAAAGATGTCGAATTTCACAACACGATCAAACTGTTCAAGTCCGTGATAATCGACGAATCGCATAAAGTCAAATCAACGGCCACCCAGCAGACCAAGTTTTGCAAAGGCATTGCATCCGGGAAAGAATATATCATCTTGCTGACTGGGACACCTGTTGTCAACAAACCAAAGGATCTGGTTGCACAATTGGGTATTATGGATCGCATGATTGATATGGGTGGATGGAAAGGTTTTATGCTTCGGTACTGTTCCGGTCCTAACCAAGCGAGCAATCTAAAGGAGCTAAATTATAAGCTATGGCAACACTGCTTCTTCCGCAGAGAAAAGTCGAAAGTACTCACCCAACTACCGGATAAAGTGCGTCAGATTGTTTCCTGTGAGATAACGAACCGCAAGGAATATATGGATGCGGAGCGCGATCTGATCGATTACCTGAAACGCTACAAGGAAGCAGATGATGAAAAAATCCAAAAGTCACTGAAAGGGGAAGTGATGGTTCGTATTGGTATTCTGAAAGATATTACTGCACGCGGTAAATTGAAAGAGGTTATCGACTTCGTGAAGGACTTTCGGGAGAATGGGAAAAAGATCATCCTGTTCTGTAACCTGCATGAAATTGTAGACCGCCTGATGATAGCTTTTCCTTCCGCCGTCTGCGTCACCGGACGACAGAATATGCAGGAGAAGCAGGCTTCTGTCGATGCCTTTCAAAAGAACCCGAAGACGGACGTTATCATCTGTTCCATTAAAGCGGCCAGTGCCGGTATTACGCTCACAGCAGCCAGCGATGTCGCCTTTATTGAGCTACCTTGGACGTATGCAGATTGTGATCAAGCAGAAAGCCGTGCCCATCGCATCGGGCAGAAAGACTCAGTGAATTGCTACTACCTGCTCGGCCGTCGGACGATTGACCAGAAGCTCTACAGGATCATTGAAGAAAAGAAGCATATCAGTAATGCCGTATTGGGGGCTGAAGATAATATCCAGACGAATATCGTTGATATGATGGCAAATCTTTTTGATACGAACGAAGAGGAGGAATAAGAAAGGCAGCGCCTCACAGCGCCACCCCCTTACAATCAGAAACAAATATATCAAATAAAGACGACTATGGCAAGTGAGGCATTGAATAAATATATTGAGAAACGTTACGACAGGTGGCTGGATTACGCTAAGTATCACTGCTCACTTGCCGGAATGACAGACGAAGCTATTGACGTATTGAACGAGGTAATGTGTATGCTGCTTCAGAAGCCCTCCGGGCATCTCTCCCGGCTAATGGAAGCCAAAAAGGGTAAATATACTGAACTTGACTTCTATATCCTGCAAATGATAAAACTAAACGTTACCTCGGACACGTCTCCATACCGGCATAAATACAAGCCTATTCCGGTAGATGAGAATGTAGATTGGCGACGGCTGAATATCATCGACGAACCCGATGACAGCCCGGATCATACCGAATATATCCGGGAACGTATGCAGGATATCCGGAACATAATCGATCAATTAAGCTTATCCGAAAAAGCCAAACGGATCTTTGCTTGGAAATTCTTTGCAGGAGAGTCTTTCGCTGATTGGCCAGGACCAGAAAATAGGAAAGAATTATATGAAACCTATAAAAGTGTTTTCAATGCGGTGATGGAGAAGAAGGATGGGAAACTGCTGTTTTGATATTTGTGGTTTCTAACTTTAGAACCCACAACTTCTTTCAATTGTCTGGAGTTATGTGTGATAAAACAACTATAGGTCAATACACTGGCCTAAAAGACAAGAGCGGAAAGGAGATTTACGAGGGTGATATAATGAATGACCCAACAGGAAAGAATGTTGGAGTTGTTGAGTGGAATAGTATCTTATGTCAATTTCAATTGTCATGGCAAAATATGCCTACTGCGGCTGACATATTTTTTATGGTGAAAAATGGCAGCCTGCGCCTTGGCAACATTCACGATAATCACAATGATTGGATAACTCAATATTAAATAAAAGTGAATGCAGACGGCAATCTGGCATCCACTTTATTCAATCATATAAAAACGCTTGACCTCGTTTAAAAACAGCAAGACTCCTCATCTTGCAAGTGATTGATTTTTTACAAAAGTAACTTTTATTTTTGTTAGTAACAAGATTACCCAGTTATTATTTAAAAAAGGTATGAATATAGATACTGAATTTAACGTAGGAGATAGCGTATGCTATCTGAGCGGGGATAACATTATCCATACAACTATAAGCAAAATAATCATCGAAATATCCTATGCTGATGATAATTTCTTTATGGTTTATAAGCTGTCAGATGGACTTAGTGTACCCAGAAACAATTATCCCAAATGGGATAAAAGACTTTTCAAAGACAAAGAGAGTTTGATAAAATATTTATCTGAATCATAACTACTAAAGAATATGAATATGGAACCATTGATAAGATTGGTGGGATTAAAGGGGTGCAGTGGTGATACTTATGCTTATTTTCCCCGTGATAAAGAAAATGTGAAAAAAGCGTTGGAATTGGGGATAGCCTGTACCGGAGCGGACGATAACGGAGCCTTTAACATATATTTTAATGACTCTGAGGAACTTTGTTGTGAGTATATGAGATATTGTGTTACCAAAGAGTTTAAAAAAGCCGCTTCTATTGAAGAGGCTGTTGAATGGATGGATCAACTAATGAACTAAAAATTAAATAGAAATGAAACAAAAGAAATTACATATATCTTTTGACTTAGTATAATTGGCAAAACGAAAAGTACAAATTTTCAAAACGAAAGAGGATGTAAATTAAACTGTGTCAGCAAAGAATAAAATATTAACTTTGCTAACACAGTTTTTCTTGAATAAAAATCCGCTAACCGCCACTCTGTTTCGAGTAAAAAGATCGTTACTTAGGATGCTCGTAGTTTCTTAAGAGTTGATTTGTCAGAGGATTGCTCCATCGAATTGAATGTCTTTTTCCGGAAAGGAGAAAGGCCTCGGATTAATGGTTTTGTTCATTATAACACTAAAACTAAATTAAGGTTACCAACAAATCTGTTGTAACGAAGAAGATGGCCCATCAGTACATAACTTACCTTTTTCATCGAAGAATAATCGATCCATACAGACCACTCTATCCCAATTCGGTTTTTGGCAATGCACATCAGCATGGCGATGATAAACAATATACAGATCACCATTCGGAGCCTCTACTATCGAATTGTGTCCCGGTGCAGAAACCCCTTTAGGAAGATCCGTAGTCAAAAGAGGATTATCCTCACTCTTTACCCAAGGCCCCAGTGGACTATCCGCATAAGAAACCCCTACTCCATAAAACTCATAGCCGGTATCATTGGCGGAATAAGTCATATAATACTTTCCATTCTTTTTAAACACATAAGCACCTTCATTGCATCGGTTCCTATCCCAGTTAACCTTTTCCCATGTTTGCGAAGCGCCAGATATAAAAACAGGTTCCCCCATCAATCCGGAAAGGTCTTTTTTTAATTTCACCCCATAAAGTTCACCAGTAGCCAACGTATCCTGCATTCCATTTTTGCTGAAATATACATAAGGCGTCCCGTCATCATCAACAAAAATGTCTGCATCAATGGCAGAATAGCCCAAGTCGAACCAAGGAGTATAAAGATCTATAAACGGTCCTCCCGGCTTTTCACTGACAGCAAGACAAGTAAGCATCCGATCCAAATCTTTCATATAACAACTGTAAGTCATATAAAACCGCCCTTCGTAATATTTCACCTCTGGAGCCCAAAAGCCATAACAGCCGATGTGATCCTTTGGTTTACGATACAAAAGACCTTGATACTTCCACCTAATCAGGTCGGAAGAAATATAATAAGCAAATCCTTCTCCTTCCGGCAATGCAGTCGTACCTGTCAGGTAATATAAACCACCGGCTTTATAGATAAAAGGATCAGCTATATACAATTCAGTACTGTCCGTTGTTTTTAAAGGATTCTCATAACACCTTAACTTCCTATCCGATATTTGATGACAAGAAAACAAAAAAACACTCGACAATACAAGCATCGTTTGATAAAAAAACTTCATATAAATGTTATTTTTGCAAAATATCCAGTAAATGTACTTCTATTTTTCTAATAACAAAACTATTTCCGATTCCTTTTTAAATGAACCCTAATCACATATTTGACAAACTACCGCTAAACTGAAAATTTAGCGGTAGTAGTTCACCAAATCCTATAATATCCCCCAATCCCTACATATGGAGATAAGCCATTTCGGCCAATACCATAACCGGCCGTGATGCCTATTCCCCAGCGACGGGATGACTGCCGTTTTGTTATAGACATTGTCTTTCGAAATATATCAATACTATCGAGTGAAGGATTATATCCAGACACCCAAGCATGATAATCGTCCGTCAAGTATTCTTTCTGTGTGATCCTGATCGGAACAAAGATCGGCTCTCTCACTGTATCTCCCTCAAGAGTGATATAGATGGGAAACATCTCCGGTACAGTCTGAATTACTGTTTCGTAGACAGGATAAGGGATGCTATCTCGAATCGTGTCACGATGGATAACAGTATCTGTTTTTTGGACAAAATCGATCTCTGCCCTCTTTGTACATCGGCCGGTCAGAAAACTGAGAAAACAAAGAATCAAAATCTGTATTACATGCCAAGTTTTCATGATTAATATTTCATAGCCATACCCATATTTGGATGCCGCCCGGATATGAAAAAGGCGGTAAATCTTTTAACTTGAAATTACCGCCCTATGATGATATGAAATAATTACGCTATTCTAAATCTATGACATCATGTAACGCCATGACTTTGTAAGCTGCAATTTTTCCATTTACAGTTAGTAAAACTACATCAACTAGATATGCTTTCTTTGTTGGGTTTGAATCTGAATGAAGTATCATTTCTTTTAACTCATCTGTTTCAAACACAACTGCCATTTTATTTTTAGATATAGCATCAATCACAGCCATGTTTCCTTTATCAGTCTCCATATCACTACGCATTTGGTATATGGTCATCAATTGCCTTGAATACATATCTGTAACAGGCTGAACGGATTTAATGGATTTAATTTCCTTTTCCAACTGGTTTTGAGCACTATTACCTTCTTGGAAGTTAAATGTGCAGTTGTAATATATATTGCTTTTATCTCCCTTATTGATGGCTCCGATTGTCGTAATCCCATTATTATCACCGGCTGTAACCAATGCGAGGTCTTTGAAATTTTTACATTCATTCAAATCTAAATCAGGCTTTAGCCCAACACCTTTCGTAAAGAAATCCAACACATTCTTGATGTAAGATGAAAATTCAAGAATGATGTTCATATTTTCTATAAACGGAAGTATTCCAGCTGATGCTATTTCACAAAGGATTATATCAATGCATCCTTCCTCTATCTTTTCTACATAAAGTTTGGATTTAGCAGCTTCTTTGCAATCCCCATTTTTCTTTGCAAATAAAGAAAAAAGATTTCCAATTGCATTCAAAGAAGTCACAAACTCTGATATTTCAATTGGCTTCGAATGCTCAATATGAAACAATATGGCATCCACGTTATTCTTTTGCTCCATCATCTTAACTCAATAAATACAATACAAAAATACAAATTTTAAATACTTGATCAGATCAATTATGTATGCTATAAATCATAATTCGGTAATTCCAACAATTCAAAGAGCGCTTCTAGGGACAAGAGCTATAGCATCTCCCACCCCGCAATAATATCACTCATCTCCGCCTCCCGTCCATTCTCCACCCGGCTCATTCCGGACACAATACGGATCATCTGCTCACGGTCGTTCACATTGATCGAATCATCAGCTGGAATTCCGGCATAATCAGATACAGCCATAATGTAGGCTTCCGTATGGTTATTATCCTCCGGTGGGGCCCAACGGGTAATCAGCTTACGGATAGTGTCGAGCTTGTAATTTTTGAAGTAGTTAGACAATATTTTAAACATAGCCCGGTATCCGTAAGCCATTGTTGTAAATTGCTTAAACGACTTATCCTTGCTTGGACGGATTTCTCCCTGAAACAAATCATCGTTAATCCGGATATTTCCGGGATTATTATTTCTTAAACCTCTTGGTAAATTATTCTTTTTCATTTTTATCCTCCTATTATTAATACCCATTCTGCGGTTCACGATCACCGCATTTCTTTCTCTCACATCTTTTCATGGCAAGTTCAAGCTTGACATCCGAATAGCTCTCTTTCAAAGTAAAAAGCTCATCCTGTACCTGTCGAAGCCTTCCGGTTTGTTCTACAAAGCGTTCTTCTTTTTCTGATAGCTGTTTTTGCAGGAACTCGTTATACTCACGTAAAGCCTTGAACTCCTCTACATCGGCATGGGCATCCTCGATACGCGCATTCGTTTTCCGGTTCGTATAGAAGCTAATCCCCCATTTTATCGCCTCGAATCCTCCCAATGTTCCGATGATTGTCAGGATGTCAGTTAATTCTACATTCACTTTACACCTCCTTCTGTTTTATTTGATCATCTTTGTTACGAGTTTTTTTCATTGCCATAAGGCAGTGTTTGTTATTTCTCCGCCTCCGGCCTGTGATAGATGGGAGGCGGATTTTTATATTATTCGCCCGGTTACTCCTCTTTTAGCGGTTCATCCAAAATTTTGACATACGTCGGCATCGTGAACTCAGAGAACATGCCGTTGCGATCTATGAAGTCAACACGTTGTTTGAGGTATTGAAGTTCTTCGTCTGTCAAAACGATATCTGTTGTTTCCGTTATGGCCGCTGCATCGGTAAACCCTATATTGATTTGCCCGCTTCCCATATCTTTGATAACGATACGCTTCTGATCAACCTCCGAGATCGCTATCTTACTGTCTATCGATACTTTCAGTTCCATGTTTTTTCTCGTGTCAAACTGTGGTAACACGGTGTTGAGTATTAATACTCTGTCTTTTAATGTCAGTTCCAT